GCTTACAGCAACGTACAGGTTGCCACATATTTAACTGCTAATCCACCAACAGGTTCATACAGCAATGTACAGGTAGCCACATACCTACCAACATATAGTGGTAATATTTCCGCAGGTAATGTCTCTGTTCCTGGAACCAGCGGTAAGATTGGTTTCTCAAGTGGTGGATTTGTGCAACAGGCTACATCAAATGCGACGCAGGTTACCTCACACTTCACCAGTGGTAACATACAGCTGATGTCAATTGATCTAGGTGCTAGTGCTGTACACACAGTGACATTTGCATGTAATAAACTCACAACCAATGATTTATTACTAGTTAAGCACATTAGTGGCGGGGTAACATCAGTTTATGTAGATGCTTATGTAGCATCCGACGGTCTAGCTGTAATATGGTTGCGAGACATAACTGGTAACGGCACTGGTGCTTTTACACCAATGCTCAAATACGCTATTGTCCGGGCACCTAGCGCATAACCAAATCTCTTGACATAGACTGTTCAGTATGCTAAAATAACTGTATGCTGAACATCGTCTCTGACTACGTAAAATCCATACTGCCTGCTCGTAAGAAAATCACACCTAGTGGGTGGACCAGTTTCAACGCACCCTGCTGTCACCATAACGGTGAATCAGCTGACACACGTGGTCGCGGCGGACTAACAGCTAACCCAGATGGTAGTGTCAGCTATCATTGTTTCAATTGCAATTTCAAAGCCAGCTATCAACCAGGTCGTCACCTAACATTCAAATTCCGTAAGCTATTAAAATGGTTAGGCGCAGATGATACGGACGTCAAACGATTGGTTATTGAAGCTATCCGTGTCAGAGAATTGGTAAATCCAGAAGCTGTCAAAGCAGAAGCTGAAGAAGAACAGATAGAATTCAAAGTCCGTGACTTACCAGAAGGTGCTGTGAGTTTCCAACAGATGATCACACATCATATACTCGATAATTTCCGTAATGTACCTGGCTTGTTAAATTCAGCAGTTGATTATGTAAAAGCACGCAAGATCGATCATACCAAATATGATATACTTTGGACAGACGCAACAGAACACAGCCTCCATCAGCGTGTGATCATACCCTGCATCTGGCAAGGCCGGACCATTGGCTACACCAGTCGTGCTTTCGTAGATGGAGTCAAACCCAAATACTACAGCCACTATGAACCAAACTTTGTGTTTAATGTAAACAATCAACAGCCTGACAGTAAGTTTGTCATAGTCTGCGAAGGACCATTTGATGCTATGAGCATAGATGGTGTAGCGGTGTTGAACAATGAATGTAATGAAACACAAGCGGATATAATCGAAAGTCTTGGTAGAGAAGTAATTGTTGTTGCTGATCGTGACAAGGCTGGAGCCAAGATGATCGCTAATGCTATTGAGTATGGGTGGTCAGTGAGTTTTCCTGTATGGTTGGAAACCTGCAAAGACATAAACGAAGCAGTAGTAAAATATGGTAAGTTGTTTGTGTTAAAAAGTATACTTGACGCAAAACAGACGAGCAAACTCAAGATAGAACTTATGCGGAAAAAGTTATATGCTTGATCAATTACAAGGATTCCATATCGAACCTACAAACATGTGCACCTTAAAGTGTCCTCGTTGTAGCCGTACTGAATTTATTGAACAATTTCCCAAACAGTGGACTAATAAAAATTTAAATCTAGATCATTTAAAATCATTTTTAGATATAGATCTCACAGGCAAAGTGATGAATCTTTGCGGAAATTATGGTGATCCTATATATTACGATCAATTGCTCGAAATGATTAAATTTTTTAAAGAACAAAAATGTTTGGTAAGACTAGCAACCAATGGTAGTTATAAAACAAAAGAATGGTGGCAACAACTAGTTTCACTGTTGAGCAAAGATGATGTGATAATCTTTGCTATCGATGGCACACCTGATAACTTTACAAAATATAGAGTAAATGCTGATTGGGAATCAATAAAGCAAGGTATCAAGATAGTCAGTAATTCTACCGTAAAATCAGTTTGGCAATATATCCCATTTTCATTTAATGAAGATGATATCGATCAGGTTACTCAATTATCTAAAGAACTTGGATTTGATGAATTTTTAATAATGCCCAGTGATCGATGGGATGGAGATGATGATTGGCTACTACCATCTAAATACAATAAAACATTCAGAAGTGACAACATTATTCGTTGGAAAGCTGAAAATCAAAGAGACATGGAAATAGATCCAAAATGTAAAACTGAAAATAATCAGCATTTTATATCAGCCAATGGATTTTATACGCCCTGTTGTTATTCTAGCGATCATAGATTTTATTATAAAACCAAATTCTTTAAGAATCGAGATTTGTACGATATAAGTAAAACTACTATCACAAAAGTTTTAGATAATCTTAAAGACTTTTATTCTACACTAGAAGATGCTAAACTAAACTATTGCACATTTAATTGCCCTAAACCATGACAAAAGAATATAGCCCAGAACTACAGAAACTATTTTTAGAAATGATGCTGCAGGACGCACAATCATATGTACGTGTGCAGAACATCTATAATCCAGAAAACTTTGATCGTAGTCTACGTGAAGTGGCTAAGTTCATCAAAACACATACTGATGATCACAAAGCCATGCCCACTATTGAACAGGTTCGAGCAGTTACAGGTGTAGAGTGTAAACATGTTCCAGATCTATCAGAAGATCACTACAGCTGGTTCCTAGCAGAATTTGAGGGATTTACTAAACGCAATGAACTCGAACGTGCTATCCTCAAAGCCGCAGACATGTTGGAAAAAGGTGAGTATGATCCAGTAGAGAAACTGATCAAAGATGCAGTGCAGATATCATTGACTAAAGACATGGGCACAGACTATTTCTTAGATCCACGTGCCAGATTAATGGCGATTAAAAGTAATAACGGACAAGTTAGCACTGGTTGGCCTACTTTAGACAAGAGATTATTTGGCGGTATGAATCGCGGTGAACTAAACATCTTTGCAGGCGGATCTGGTAGTGGTAAAAGTTTGTTTATGCAGAACATATCTATCAATTGGGTCACGCAAGGACTTAACGGGGTGTATCTGAGTTTAGAACTTAGTGAAGGTTTATGTGCCATGCGTATGGACAGTATGGTAGCCAATGTATCAACTAAAGAAGTGTTTAAGGACTTAGACACAGTTGAGATGAAAGTCAAGATGACTGGTAAGAAGTCAGGGGTGCTACAGATTAAGTATATGCCAGCACAAAGTAATGTAAACCAAATTCGCAGTTATTTAAAAGAACTACAGATCCAAACTGGTATGAAGCTAGATTTCATCATGGTAGACTACTTAGATTTGGTCATGCCAGTGTCAGCTAAAGTAAGCCCAAATGACCTGTTTGTCAAAGACAAATATGTGTCAGAAGAATTGCGTAACCTAGCTAAAGAACTAAACATTTTAATGATCACTGCCTCACAGCTGAATCGCGGTGCTGTGGAAGAAATTGAATTTGATCACAGCCATATCGCAGGCGGGTTGAGTAAGATCAATACAGCAGATAATGTATTTGGTATCTTTACGTCACGTGCTATGCGTGAGCGTGGTCGATATCAACTACAACTCATGAAAACACGTAGTAGTAGTGGTGTGGGCATGAAAGTAGACTTAGAGTATGATCTAGAGACTTTACGTATCACTGACCCAGGTGAAGAAGCACAAGAAAGTGGTCTACGTGGGGTTGGCGCTACTAATATCCTAAGTCAGATCAAAACAGGTAGTAGTGTAACGCCAGCAGAAGACACTACTAAAATACAAGCAGGTGTAGATAGCAGTAAACTTAAATCTATGCTAGCAGGTCTTAAAAATACTTCAGAATGATATCCTATGATCAAATACGAGAAGTTCATCTAGAAATCTCATCTCTGTGTAATGCTCGTTGTCCATTATGTCCCCGTAATTTCCGTGGGTATCCTTATAATGACGGATATGTTGAGGCTAATCTGACATTAGACAATGCCAAACATATTTTTACTTCTACATTTTTAAAACAATTAAATCGTATAAATATCAATGGTAATTTTGGTGATGCTGTGATGAATCCAGAAACACCAGATATAGTCGAATATTTTAGATCACAGAACAATGATTTAATTGTAGATATTAGTACTAACGGCAGTGCTAGAGATGAATCTTTTTGGCAACGATTAGCTCATGTAAAAATAAATGTTTTATTTTGTTTAGATGGATTAGAAGATACACATCATTTGTATAGACAAAATACTAATTGGTCTACTATATTAAATAATGCTGAGATTTTTATATCTGCAGGAGGCAGTGCTACTTGGAAAATGATTCAATTTAATCATAATAAACATCAAATTGACGACTGTAAAAAGTTAGCAAACCAATTAGGATTTACAGATTTTGAATTATTAGATCACGGAAGAAATACTGGACCTGTTTTTGATAAACACGGTAATTTAATACATGTGCTCGGTGACTATGCTGGAGAAAAGAATTTTGAAATACTATTCCACAAAAAGAAAACCGATATGGTATTATTAGAAGATATCGCTCCGTATTTAACTCAATATTCCGATATAAATTGTTATACCAAACAGGCGAGATCGATTTATATTAGCTCAATAGGAGATGTGTATCCATGTTGTTTTACTGGGTTCAGTCCAAAAACCTTTGGACACGGAGAATATATACAGGCTATAAATGCACAAATATTACCATTGATAAAAAATAATAATGCCTTAGAATATAGTTTAGAAGAGTGTATAGAATGGTTTGCTGCAGTAGAAAAGTCATGGGATCTTAAATCACCCAAATGTGGAAAACTAGTTGTCTGCGGTGACAACTGTGGAATTAGATAAATACTCTAAACTGGAGTCAGAACCGTGCAGAAACGCACCCGTAGCATACTTACAGAGCTTGACGAATTACTCACGCACAAAGACAAGGATAACCTCCTAGAATCGCGTGCTAATAACATCATCAATGGTGCTATTAACCTAATCCGTTATATCCGTGAAAACTATGAAGCCGAGCAAGCTCTTGAGCTTGAGCGCCGTCTTCTTAATGCTATCAAGGGACAGGATCCTGCTAAATTCTCACGTGGCATTAGGAAAATCAAAGATGAAGATTAATGAAGTAATCGTAAAAGAAGCATCATTAGGCCAGCTGGGTGCTGGTATTAAAGGTCTAGGACAAGGAATCGCAGGTGCATTTAGATCAGGCGAAAAATTTGCCCCATTCCAAGGATTCAAAGCCGGTTGGCAAGCCAAAGGTGCGGCCCAATCACAGAACAAACAAATCAAAGACATAACCACACAGGTATTACAAAAGTGGGCAGCCTATAATCAAAACATCAAGACCAGCACAGGTGCAGATGCTAAACCTGAACAGGCAGTAGCATGGCTAACACAATTCTTTGGCGGACAGAAGCCTGCATCACAACCAACTGGCAGCAACCCAGTACAGATCCAACAATGGTTACAGAAGGAAGTCGCTGGCTATATGGCTAACCAAGAAACGCCGGCAGAACCAGCAGCGCCGGTAGAACCAGCAGTCGAGTTACCAGATATCAGTAACTTAAATAGAGAAGAACTGTTACAATTAAGACAACAACTACAGGTGGCATAACTAT